GTCCCCGGACGGGTCCGGAGTTGCGATCCCCCGCGTCCATCCTTGCGGGTTGTGCCGGCCAAGGCCAGACTGCCGCCATGCGGATCGACACCGACGACTACGTGACCTGCACCCACGCCGCCGAGCTGGCCGGCGTGTCGCGGCAGTGGATGCGGCGGCTCGCCGAGGACGGGAAGGTGCGGTCGGTCGTGATCGACGGCCTGCTGTTCGTGCACCGAGCCGACGCCCTCAAGTTGTCACGTGACAACGGCCGATGAGTGTGTGGTCACCTGACAACACCACAGCCAAGGAGGGCTACCATGTCGATCACAGTCTGGCTCGAGCTGTTGCTGCTCGTCGCTCGCATCCTGTCGGCCGGCGGAGTGTTCTAGGCCGCCCGCGTCCTCACCTGGAACGCCAGCCGGCGGATGCCGATCCGGTGCTCGGTGCTTGCAAACCACAGGTTCGCCACCTCGACGACGCAGGCCAGCACGATCAGGTTGACGGCCTCACCCTGCTCCTCGGTCTCGCACCGCAGCTCGAGCACCTCGCGGACCTTGGCGGAGATGACGCCGATGGCATCTAGCGCCTCGCGGCCGGCGCCGGCCGCCTCCGCCCGCCTGGCCAGGTCGGCCATGTGGCGCTCGGGCCAGTGCACGAGCGTGGCGTCGACGATCGCGGCCACCTCGTCGGGCAGCTGCAGGGCAGGCCCACCGACGCGGTGCCGTACCTCCGCCCGCAGCCAGGTCAGGTCCATGCCGGCGACGTCGCCCACGGGAGCCTCCAGCATCATGGCGTGGCCGGCTTGCCAGGCGTGGGCGACGCCGCAGGCATCGGCGCTCGTGGCCGCTTGCACGGACACGAGGCCGGGCACGGGCATGGCGTCCTGTGCCCGTCGCCGTGCACGATCACGCCGGTGCCGCCGCAGTCGCTGCAGCACGTGCCGTCCGGCGGAGCCGGGTCGGGCGGCACATCGGGCGACGCCACCATCGTGGCGCGTGCCGCCGCGATCGACGCAGCCGCGCGTGCCGACTCGCGGCCGATGTCGGCCGGGTCCGCGGACAGCCACGTGAGGAACCAGATGATCCAGCGCCACATGTCACCACCCTCGTCCGTGATCGACCGCCACGTAGCCGTCGGAGCCGATGTGCGAGCGGATCTCGGCGTGCTGCTCGGCGGGCGGCTCCTCGACGAACACGGCCACCCACAAGAGGCTCTTGGCCGCCCGGGCGATCCACCGCAGCACCGGGCGGTCCTCGAGCGGCTTGGGCTCACGGGACGCACCGGAGCCGGCGTACCAACCGACGGCCACCGCGATCACGACCATGGCCACCATGCGATGCCTGTCCGTCATTGCTCCTCCGGTGGCGGCTGCAGCCAGTCGCCGTTGTGAATCTCGCGGTACGCAAACCCGTCCACGCCACCGATGGCGTAGCTGTCGCCCTGTGCAAGGATTCGCTGGATGGCCGACTTCTCCGCCCAGAACGTGCCGTCTGGCTGGTCCGGCGGAAACTTTCCACCGCCCACGTACGCGCCCCACGAGTTGCAGATGAGAGCACCCGTGCGATTGCCGAACCGCACGCCGATCACGCACATCTGGTGCATCCACGTGCCGGACGCTGCACAGAAGCCGTCGGCGTCGCGGTTGCCGCTGTTGAAACCAACGGACGACGCGATCGTGACCGGGTAGCCCGAGGTCACCGCGGCTACCAGCTCGTCCCACGTCTTGACGGCCACCACGTGCCGGCAGGGATGCCGCTTGGCTCGCGCGTCGAGCTTGCCGTCGTCGCCCTGGCCGCCGCAGCCGTACGCTCCCCACGCCTTGGCGCGGGCCTTGTCGTATGCCCGCAGGTCGTGCCCTAGCACGTCCTCGCGGTACACCACGCCCCAGTCACGCAGCCACCGTGCCGCTCCCCAGCCGGTGGCACCGTCGCTCCACCCGCCGACCGGCGACCGCCCCGAGCCGTCGCGGCCGCGCGCCTCGACCCGGGCACCGCCGTATATCGCTTCGCTGGCCGGCATCTTGGGCGGCTCGGCCAGTTTGCCCGTCGCCCAGTCCACGGCCTCGGCGCAGTAGACGGCGTGCATCGCGCCCCAGGCTATGCAGTCGCCGATTCCTTGCTTGCCAACGACGAACGGCGTGCCGTACCGGGCGCGGTGCGCCTTGTCCATCTGCCGGTACAGGAACGTGTCGACCGGCACCGCCTGACGCATGGCGTCGGCGCCGGCCTGGGCGAAGTAGGGCTCGGGCAGCTCCTCGAGGAACCTGGCGACGCCCTCGGGGTCTGGCACGTATCCGGTCAGGATCGCCGGCTGGCGCACCTCGCCGGCCGCCCACCAGAAGGAGAGCAGGAGCCAGACGACCAGTGCCGCAGCCGCCACGAGGCGCCACGGATGCTTGGGAGCGCTCACCTGGCGGCCTCCGCGGCCCGGGCGACCTCACGGTAGGCCGCCACCCACTTGGCCTTCTGCTCGGGCGTGAGCGGGCCTCCTGCGGTGCCTGCGACGGTGTTGAGGTAGTCCTCGATCGCTTGACGCGCGAGCGGGTGTTTTGCCCCAAGCGACTCGCCACGGCACAGGAGGACGCGCGACCTCACCCGCAGCTCGTCGAACGCCACTCCGGTACGGATGAGCGGCTCGGGCTGACTGGCGTCCCACTCGATCTCATTGGCCAGCTCGGTGCACAGGGCGGCGACGAGCGCCGCGTCCCGGGCGGCATCCGGCCCGACAAACTTGCCGCGCAGCGTGAACGCCGCCGGGTCCGGGGCAGGGGCCGGCGCCGGCGTGGCCGGCGAGTTGGCCACGTACGACCACGCGGCTGCCGCGACGAGCGCGGCTGCGGCCAGGTGGCGGCTGTCGAGCTGCGGCCACCGCCATTCGTGGTAGTGAGCCTGAATCCACGGCCAGGCGAGCGCCACCGCGGCCACGGCGACGAGCAGGAGCGGCATCATTCGGCGGCCCTCGTGAGCGGTAGGACGATCTCGATGGCACCGCTGGCGATCGCCAGCACAAGCGCCCGGATGGCTGGTCGGGCGAGGATCCAGACCGGCCAGACGACGACCGGCACGGCCTTGTCCGCGAGCTGGTCGAAGAGCGCGGCCACGGCCTCGAGCACAAGCGCCTTTTTCTCGGCACCGCTCATCCCGAGCACCGCGTCGAGGGTCTCGACGGACAGCCGCAGGAGAGCCACGAGCAGCTCGCCAAACTCGGCCCACGTAATGCCGCCGGCGGCCTTGGCCTTGGCGACCTCGAGGAACGCGGCGACCTGCGCCATCAGCGTGGCCTCGCCGCCGGCCGCCATCACCGGTGCGTCGCTGATCATGCTTTGACTCCGGCCAGGACGATCTCGTATGTGGCGGACGCCGATCCGCCTTCGATGACGATGTTGCCGGCGTCAAACCACTTGTTGGTCGGCGCGGTTCCGGCGGTCCACAAAATCACCGCACCCGGCGGCAGCCCGCAGTTGGTGCCGGCGATGTCGTAGGTCAGCGTGACCGTCGACGACTGGTTGCGGACGTAGATCAACTTGACGCTCGCCAAGTTGAGCGTGCCGGCCGTTCCGAAGACCGACAGCGGCAGCGCCGTCGTGTTTATTGTGTCGGTGGCCGAGATGCCGACGGTGCGCACGTCGCGCCAGTAGCCGTTTACCTGGCCGGCGCCGGTGCCGTTGGCGAGTGACAGCGTCTGCAGCACCGACGCAGAGTCGGTGACGGTCGTCAGCGTCAGGTCGTCGACCCATGACGCCGCGAGCCGCAGCTGCCCGGTGATGGTGAGGACGGGCGGCATCAGGTGGGTGCCACGGAGGTGCCGACGAGCCAGAGCGAGTACGTCACCGCCGCGGCGTTGGGGTTGGCGATGTACATGAGCTGGTTGGTCGACGTGACTGGCCAGGCGTTGATGTGATTGATTGAAAACCACTCCGAGCCCGGCCCGATCTCGGACGCGTAGGCGACGCTCGGCCGGCCGGGATCGCAGCCGACGCGGATCTTGCGACCGCTGGTCGTCTCGTTGTTGACCACGCGCACAAGCCGCAGCTGGCGGAAGTCGTAATTGACGGTGACGCCGAGCGTGGTCTGCGTGATTGCCCGCAGGTCGATCTCTTCGAGCGTGTTTGCGGCGATGGTGCGGTTGGCCGCGTAGACCAGGTCCGCCTGCCGGCTGCCGCTGCCGTCAGTGATCGCGTACGTGTTCTGGTCGGTCTGCGCCGACACGGTCGTGCCGATGTCCTGGTCGACCGTGCGGTCCCAGATCATCACGGTCCGCATCGTCGCGGTCAGTGTGTCAGCCATCGAAAAGCCCCATCTCGATGGCCTGACGGGCGACTGACGGCTTGACGCCCAGACGGAACGCGGCCAAGGCGATGTCCTCGGGCGACAGCCTGGCCGGCTTCTTCGACGTGAGCTTGCCCCACGTCTGCTGCGTCGGCGTGTAGACCGCGGCCAGCGACACAGCGTCGGACGGCGACGGGATCGCCTCGCGCTGGCCGCTGCGGTGCCGGTAGTGGGCAATCACGCTGCCGTCCTCCATGCCGTCACGGTACGGCAGGACGGCGGTCGGTCGGCAGGGGTTATGGACGCTGTTCCTGCCTTCTGAGCACCTCGGCAATTACCGCGTAGCAAGCCAGATCCTTCAGCGTGTCGGACAGCCCGTCGAACTCCACGCGGCCCCTGCGGAAATACGCCTTGAGCCGGTGCATCTTGTCCATCATTCGCAGCACGCAGCCGGCCCACGCCGGCATGTTGACGATGTCGGCACTGGATCGGATGTTCGACAACGCGTCTTCGTCGACGCCGTAGTCGAGCGTTTTGCGCAGGTGCAGATCACGCAGCTCGTCGAGCACGGCGAGGAACTCCGCGGAGCCAGGCCGCAGCGACGCCTCCCGTGCGAGCCGTGCCGGCTTGGCGTCCTCGACCGTCTGCTTCCAGCCGGCGGCCGCCGCACGCAGCTCGGCCTCACCACGCAGGATGTAGTCAACCGGGATCGTGCGGCCGCCGTCGCAGCACGGCGCCGGGTCCGACAGCACGCTCGCCGCCGCAGCTTGCGCCGGCGGACAGCCCGCCAGCGACGCAGCCATGCCCTCGTGTCGTGCCGTCACAGCCGCCCGCAGGGCAGCGTTGCTCTCGTCCAGTGTCACCGTCGTCCTCCTGGTGGTGGTCCCGATACGTGCATGCTCGACAGCCCGCCGCCGCGCTCGTACACGAACAACTCCATCGCCTGCCTGTTGCCCACGAAGCCCTGCTGTGCATGCCACTCGTCCGGCGGACACAGGGCAGGGGCCACCCGCACGAGCACGCCGTCGATCGTCTCGATCGGCCGACTCCACTCGGCGGATTGCTGGTGGTAGTGCCCGGTGTGGATCTCCCGGTAGGGGCACTGGCTCCACAGTTCCGCCGCCTCAAGCGCCATGAGCTGCGGCAAACGCTTTTTGGCCCGGTGACCGTGGCAGAAACCGAGCAGGTTGCCGGCGTGGTGCAGGTACTTTCGCGGCGTGAACGTGTCCTCGACGCGCACCCGGCGGTCCTTGCGAAACCGCTCCTGCAGGATCCGCAGCCACGCATAGGTCAGCGTCTCGTCGTGGTTGCCGTGCACCGTGAGCGTGTCGGTCGGGGCGATGTCGCCGGCCGTGTCGACCACCTGCAGCAGCTCGTCGGTGCCGACTTGGATCATTTTCTGCAGCCGCCCGTCCCGCTCGAGCGGCGTGCCGCTCGTCGTGGTGCCGCTCGGCGTGTCGTAGTGGTACACGTCGCCGAGCGTCGCCACGGTCAGCCTGCTCGGCCGCATGGATGCCGCGGTCGACAGCAGCTCCTGCGACGCCTCACGGATGAACGTCGCCGCGATACCGACGTCGTAGTCCTGCTGTCCGGTTGTGCGAGCCCACGCATATTTGCCCACGTGCGGGTCGGCGATCACGAGCACCGCCCAGCGGTGGCCCTTGACCGACTTGGTCTTCGGCCGGGATGGCCGCACGATGTCTCGGCTGGCCGCCGCGATCATCGCCTCGACGACCTCGCGCACGCCCGGGCCGGGTCGAGGCTTGAGCCGCACGAAGACGCGAAACAGCTCGGTCACCACCGGCTGGCCGGTCGCCCGGTCGACGGACATGCCCTCCCACTTCGTGGCCTCGGACGCCGCGACCTCGTACTTGGTCATGTCGGCTTCGATGTGCGATAGCAGGTCCTCGACCGTGCGGATCGTGCGCGAGACGCTGCGGGCCTCGACGGTGTCGCCGTCGGTGCGCTGCGTGATCTGCTCGGCGTCCTTGCCCTGCGGCACGTCGGCTGCCGCCTCGGCCAGGACGGCGTCGGCTAGTGGCTTCGTCGTCCGATCCACGCCTCGACTCCTTGGATGCCGCAGATGTCGTGGCCACGCTGTTGGCACACCGTGACGATCGCCCTGGCGAGCGCCCGCTTGTGCATTGGTACCTGGCCGACACGCCACCGATCACGCAGCTCCTCGAGCTGCCGCAGGTCGGCCTCCGGCAGCCGCATGTACCACGGCGCGTACCCGGGGCCTTTGTTCGCTGCGACGGCGAGCACCTGGTCGATGATCGACGGCGTGTCCTCACTCGTCACGTCGGAAGCCCTCCTGCTCGAGGACGGTCGTGAGCATGCCGGCAAACTCCGACACCGACTCTTCTGAGATATCCGGCCAGCGCGCGTGGATCAGCTCGTGGAGGAGCGTGTCGAGGTAGTCGGTGCCTGTCAGGCGGGAGTCGACCTGAATCGTGCGCGTGGCGTAGTCGCACAGGCCGTAGAGATTGCGCAGCCGCGCCCGAACGATGTGCCACTTGGCACCGGCGATCTCGATCGTCCGCTGTCGCCTCGCCATGCCATCACCCTACCTGAGATGGGCGGCGGCCAGCCCCGGGTGTGGCTACGCCTACGGATCGCCTATTGTCCGTAGATCAACACGCGCACCGCCATGACAATGTGTCGCCGTGCCATCGACAACCTCCACGCGGCCGGATGATGCCGCCATTGCAGCCACCACTTTTTTCTGTGCATTGCCCAACGCGCAACACGTTGCTGGGCAGCGTATCCGATCTTGTTGAGCTTATCCCTGCGGCCAGCACAGCCACAGTCTTTGACTTTTAACAATTTCTCTACGCGCTCGCTCGTGATGCCAGCACGCGTCAAAACTGATTGTACTGCGTCGCCGATTGCAAGCATTATCCGCACCCGCACGGATTAAAACCTATAGCGTTTTGAGGCGGAAAGTCTTCGCCAGATAGTGCCGTTCCGTTACATGTCGGCAAGTCAGATGGATGCAGGACATACACATAATGCATCCCGTCATCCCGCAAGCGAAACCGCAGCGAGCACGCGCCGTCGTTCAGCACAGCCCCACCGTTAACTGTTCCGCCCATTGAGTTTCTTGAGGAGTTGTTGAACTCTGCACCGCCGTTGACTATTCCGTCATTTCGTGAAAACAGGTTGAACGTAGCGCCGCCGTTGACGATGCCGCCAAACGCATTAGAGCCGATGTCGTTGATTAGCAGCCCTGACCCGTTCAAAAACAATGCGCCGCCGTCAGCAGTGCCTACGTTGCTTGAATCCGTGAACGTCGCAAAACCACTAACCGTGCCTTGGTTTTGCGAGATGTCAAACAAGTTAGTGGGGGACGCCGAAAAGGTCGCATCCCCGTCGACGGTGCCCGAGTTGGTTGACGCAATGAATTCCGCGTTTCCGTTGACCAGGCCGCTGTTGACGGCACTTGTTACGAATTCTGCGTTTCCGTTTACAGTGCCTCGGTTTCTCGTTCCCGATCCACGAAACACAGCACCACCAAATACTTCGCCACTGACGTCGTTTCTTGGACCAGCGCCCAACGATTGCGCGGAAAACAAGGCACCACCACGCACTGTACCGTCGTTGTGTCTGTTCAAAAAGACCGCACCGCCGGCCGCTTCGTGTGCGGGCGATGTGGTAATTAGTTCACTGCCGGTGATGAGGCCCTCAGTGATAGTCTGACCTGCCGGCAAAAGAAAATAGGCAGAGGCAACGGAGCGCGTGCCGTTTGTGGCCAAGGGGGTCACCACATAGATCACGGCGTTCTCGTCAGGCAACCTTGTGGCTCGTTTTGTCAGTGAAAGTTGCGTAGCTGAGATTGGCGATGCGGTGCTGTGTGAGTACCAGTTGCACAGGTTGCCCCAGTCTTGTTGCTCGGCAAGCGTCGCCGAACGACCAGCGATGCTGGTTGCTCCTGATCCAAAAAAAAACCACGTGTTGCCACTTTCATTGCCAGTGTTCGCGCTGAATGACCAAGTGACGCTGGGCCATTCACCAGACGGTTCCCATGTGCCTTCATTAGTGGGGTCCGTTCTGTCCTTGCCGTCGACAGGGCAGTTGCCGCAACATGGATTGCAAGGACTTCCAAGCATCAGGCACACTCCGCTGCTATAAGCGTCCATGTACTGTCAATCAAAGCGCAGGCCACCCGCCTCGGCGCACTTGGCACCGTGACCGTGGCAAAATAGTTGGTGGCCGTGAACGTTGTGGAAGGCGACAACGCCGTGCCGTCGCCGTTCTGCTGTGTCACAGTGGCCGTATTGCCTTTCGTCCACGTCGATCCAACCGTTCCTAGTCGCACACTGCCACGGCCTGCGCCGATCCGCACCAATGCCCACTTGTTTGCACCAGTCCCAGACTCCTTGTAAATGATGGCGGCACCGTTGCCGCCGCTCTGCAGCTCGCTCGTCGACGCCTTTGGGCCTGCTGTGGCGTCCGCCGTGTTTCTGACCTCGAGCTTTACCTGCACAAGCCCGTCTACGGCTAGCATGCCGATCGAGTCGTTGGCAATCGGCTCAACAGCGACACCGAAGGCATCGTTTGTGGACGTTGTCGGCGTGCTGCCTCTAAGGACGGGCGATCGCTCGTACTGCGACGTGGCCGGCCCCGTGGCACCAACTGGTGCGACTTCCAATCCTGTGATTGCCAACACGCCCCAGCGTGGCACTGTCTGGCCGCTCACGTTTTTGCAGGGCAATGCAATGTAGGGCGCACCGCCATAGGTGGCGGCCTCTGCGTTGAAGCCAGGACGCTGCCCAAATACGACATCTGCCGCATCCTGTGCACGGTTCCACGCCCTGGCGGATATAGACGTCTTGAGCGGTTGGCCAGGCTCAATGCGTCCGTCACGGCGGCTTGGCATTACGTCACTCCAATACCGAGCAGCGAAAAGTCTGCCGAAGGGTATACCTGGTTAACGTAGACAGCCTTCGGGACTTTCAACAGCGTGTCGCTGGCCACTTGGTCTTCGTACCTTACCCACATGTATTCGTGCCCTTTTTTCTCTATGCCAGTTACGCTTCCAACTGTCAGCATCGGCAGCGTGCTGCCGTCGGCGTTGGGCGACGCCACAAACTTGAATGATAGAGACCATGGGCTATTGCCACGTTCTTCATCCCAGTCCTGCGATCCTGTTCCGCCCAAAAACAGCACCTCGCCTGCCTCAAAAGATCGAAATGTTGAGTTGTTGGTCGTTCCGGTCAGCGCGGATACTGTCCTCACATACGTGTCGGTGACGTACAACGCTGGAACGTCATAGCTTTCCGTCCACTGCAAAGCCGGGATGACAACGTCCACGCCTTGGACACTGGTGCCGTCGACGCCGATGGCTCCGCCCTGGCTAGGTGCGTCTGGCGGGTACTTCTTTTCAGCCGCCGTCGCCCGACCGCCTAATGCCGCGCCGGCGCCGTAACTGGGCTGCTGTGTGATGTGTGTGGTGCCGCCTGACGTGTCAAACGACCTTGAGCGACGCAGTGGATTTGGTCGCTGGTCGTCGTCCGCACCACGACTGACGTAGTTCACCGTCAGCTGCCACGCCTGGTCGCCGAGGTAGTCGAGCGTGTAGCTCTCTGCTTGGAGGTTGTTGAGTGGCTGCCCAGGGTACTGCCAATAGAGATAGCTGGTCCACAGCGTCAAGTTGACATCGTCGTGCACGGCACGGTCGTCGGTCGTGCCGAAAATCTTCCACGACTTCTTGTACGTGTTTTGCGACCGCTGCCCGAGACGGTAGATCGTCGCCGACCGGCTCGCGGAGTCCTCGACCCATGTGTATGTCGGCATGCGTCAGGTCCCCACCAGTGCCGGGTCTTCGTCCGTGTTGTCCGCGATCCGCTCGAGCAGGTCGACCTGCTGCTGCGCCAGCGACTTGGCGAAACCGAGGCCGCTGGCCGCTGCAGCAGAGAACGTGCCGACCACCTCGCCTCGCGACATGCCGGCAGCAGCGGCGCCGGCACCTTCGCGGATGCGTTGCTCGTTGCCGCCGGCTGCTCGCTCGGCTGCACGCTCGGCTGACGCTGCCAACGCCTCCGCCAGCGCGGCCTCTGCAGATTGCGTGGCACTGCGACGGTCGGCAGCTCGCTGCGCGTTGGCGGCCAGCCGGCCTTGGGCGGTCGCGTCGGCGGCTGCGTTCCTTGCGTTGATATTGGCCTGTGCCGCGGCAGCCGTGCGTTCGTTTTCCTGCATCGCTGCCGGGATCCGGCTTTCATAGCCTGGCCTCGCTTGTGCGCGTGCAGCCGACCGTGCTGACATCTCGTCGTTTACCTTGGCGTTTTCTTTTGCAAGGTCGTAGCCCTTCTGTATGAAGGACTGCACGTAGTTCCATGACTTGCGTACCGCTGACTCCATAGCGTCAAAAGCAGCCATAATCCCGTTAATGACGTTGTCGATAGCGCTGTAAAGAGTCGCACTCCACAAGTTTGTGCCTTGAACAATCCCCGACCACAGCGACTCCCATATGTTGGAAACAGCGGTCGACAGGTACGTAAACGTGTTCTGAAAAAACGCTACCCACGGGTCGACCTGCCCCATGAGGGCCTCGACGCCACGCGTCCAGCCAGCCTGCAGCCCGAGCCACAGGATGTCCATGGCACCAGATAGGTTGCCGGCGGCCAGTTCTTGGTACACGCCGTCGAACGTAGCCGTGGCGGTAGCGCCCAAGTCACGCAGCACGCCCATGGCATTGGACCCGGCGTCGACGAACGCTCCACCGATAGCCGACGCGATCTGGCCAAATCCGCCGGCCGCATAGATGGCAGCACCAGCCACGGCACCCAGTAGGCCTACGGCGATCGCCAGCGGGGCGTTGGCGGCCACCCAGGCGGCTAGGCTGGTCGCCGCCGCCACGGTCGTTTTCACGCCATACAGCACGGCACCGGCGGCTGCGGACACGAACGACGCCGCGAGCTGGTAGGCGAGCTTGACGGTCGAGACGAGCGGCGTCACGAGAGCAGAAAGTCCGAGGCTAACGTTTCGAAGTGCAAGACCTGCAGCTGTAAGTGCCGCGCCGACGCCAAACAGTGCAACGCCGAGAGTCAACGCCTGCTCGACCATCTTTTTGTTTTCGGACACGTACTTCGACACGCTGCCGATCAAAAGTGCCACACCGGACGCCAGTCCAGACAACGCGGGCGCAACCGCAGCGCCGACGGTCATCGTGATGGCCTTCATGGCGGTGTGCAGCTCGCCAATGCTGTCATTAAGGCGGGCAGCCGCTTCTGCAGTGTTGGGGTCCATCACAATGCCGAGTCGCTCGGCCTGTGCCATCAGGTCTCGTATACCTGCAGCGCCTCCTGCGAGCATCGGTATCAGTCCGGCGCCGGCCTTTCCGAACACGCCGATAGCTGCTGCCGCTCTCTGCCCTGGGTCCTCGATGCGTGACACGGCGTCCGCAAGCGTCAGAAATTGATCCTCGGGAGACATCCGCTGCAGTTTGCCGATGTCCACGCCAAGGCGTTGCAGGCTTGCGGCCGCAGATTCATTCCCACGGGTCGCAGCGTCGAGCGCCCGCTGCATCGTGCGGATGCCATTTTCGAGCGTGCCCACGTCGGTGCCAGACTGACCGGCAGCAAATCCGAGCGAAGCTACTGCCTGCGTTGAAAGGCCTGTGCGCTGCGCCATCTTTTGGACGGCGTCACCGACCTCTGAGAAGGCAACGCCTGCACCGACGATTGGCGTGACAATCGCTGTGCCGGCGGCCATAAGCCGGTTGCCGATGGACATCATCGACGAGCCAAGCTGGCCGATGCGCTTATTCACCGAGTCGAGCGCCGCGAAAAGCAGCTTCGGGTCCGCCCCGATCTCGACGTAGACCTTGCCCTGGCGGACTGCGTTGGCACTCATGTTTTCACCTCATGCCAATTCGGCCCGAGCAGCTTGCGGATCTCGTCTGGCGTCGCCTGCCGCGGCGCCGCCTTTTTCGCGAACGGGTTGAACTCGATCGGTTTGGCTTGCGCTTGTCCCTTGCTGCGATGCAGGTTGGCCTGCTGACTCATGAGCCACGCGACCCGCCACCACTCCTGCTCTAGACGAGCGTCGCGAGCGGCGAAGAGTCCACGGATGGTCCATCCGTCTGGGTTGACTCCGACGATTCCTGCGGCCTCGTAGATGGCGTCCCAGATTGTCCGAGCAGGGACTCGACCGTCGTCTGTTGCAGCTGCGCCTCCGCCCGATTGGCCAGCTCGGCCTGCAGCTCGTCCATGCGTTCGACGAGCTGCTTGATCATGCGGCGGAGGCGGAGGGGGAAAAAATCGACCAGCTCCTCCTCGAGTGCACGCTGCGCCGCCTCAAGCGAGTCACCGCGAAGCGCCTCCAAAAACTCTTCCTTCGTCAGCTTGCGCTCGTCGACCTGTCGGCACAGGATCGCGTAGAGCACCTCGCCAATCGTCGAGTAGCGTGAGCGGATGACCTCGAGGGCGCGTCCGATCGTCGAGACGTCGATCAGGTCAAACGGAATCGACCGGTCGACCTTGCGGACGGAGCCGTCCGGCTGCTCTTCGTCCTCTTGGAGGTCGATGCGCACCAGGTCTTTCACCCTGGATGCTGCACCGACCGTCATGACGACCCTCCACGGTCGCCCTTCGTCGTCCTTAAACTCGCGCATGGTTAAACCCTGAGCCCAGATCTAGTCAACGCACACTCGACTGAGTAGCTCGTGACACCGTCGAGCGGGTTAGTTTCGGTTATGCTGGTCACCACGGCATCAAATACCCATCCGCCGGTGCCGCCGCTGACGGCCACAAGCGTGCCGAGCGTCAGCTTGGTGATGTCGAGATTCGAGGAGTCGTTAATCTCAAACGACACCGTGGCGGCATAGCCTGTGGAGTAGACGGCCTGCTGCCGCACGCCAAACTCCTCCACCTCGATCGTGCGGGCACTCCCGCTCCACGTGACGTTTCTCACGCTCGTGATGGCACCGCCGACGGTCAGCGTCGCGTCCTTGCCGAGCGTGATCGCCACGAGTCAGATGCCTCCCCGACGTGCGGTGATCGTGTACGTCACGGCGCCGTCGATGGACGCGTTCTCGGTCACGCCCATGACCACGAAGCTGCTCGTTGGGCTATTGGTCTCGAGCTGCGCCATCACGCCCGTGGCGTCGTGGCACTCAATCTCCCAGGTCTGCGACTTGAATCCAGTCGAGAATGCACGATAGCCGACGGCACCGGTGCCGACGTTGCTGCGATTGCTGACGTCGACGACCTCGGCCTCCTCCGTGTACGTAGCCGAAATGACGCTGGCGCCGAACGGAGGAGCGCTGGCCGCTTTGAAGCCAAGGGTGATCGCCATGGTGGTCTCCGGTCAGGTCTGAGTCATAGCCCGTTGGGCGCTGACAGTGAACGTGATGATTCCGTCGATGGGCTGCGACTGGGCCACGTTGGTCACGACAAATTCGACGCTATTTCCGGTAGACGTGCCCGTAAGCGTGAACGTTTGGCCGACCTCCTTGCCAGGGTCGTCAACGCACTCGACCTCGATGGTCTGCTCGACCATGGCCTTAATGAAACGGCGGTACGTGTCACCGAACTTGGTGACGTCCACCTCGTTCGCGGTGTTGTTCACCGTGATCGATCGGGCGTTGGACAAGCCCGAAACCGTGACGTCCTTGCCGAGCTGTACAGCCATGTGTGGCTCCTGCTGGTGTCACTGGCAGGGTACGGCCAGCCGCCGCCGCTGCCGCAGGGGGTGTGGACGGTTAGGCCGCGCGAATCGTGTCGCGGAACCGCGTAAAAATGCGGGCCACGACCTTCTGTACGCCGGCAGCCCCCTGCATGAACGGACGCTTGGGATAGCGCACCGACCGCGTGATCGTGGTCTTGTCCCAGTTGCTGGCGCCCCGGAATCCCTTGTGCGTCCACAGGATCGCACCATAGTCGTAGTCGCCGCTGGCACGTCTCGGGATCGGCTTGCCGGCATCTCGTGCATCCTTTGCACGCCTGGCGGCTCCGACGCCGATCCGCCACGCCGTCAGCGTGAGGGATCCGCCAAACTCGTGCAGCCGACCCAGCCAATCAGCGCGAAGGGTGCCGATGACGACGCTGCGTGTCGTCCCGTCCCAGTAGTACATGATGTCGTTGTAGAGCCAGCGCTTTGGCGCCCACGACTTTGGCGGCTTGCCGGCTGGCCGCGGCTTGCCGCTTCCCATCATGGTTAGGTCCCGGTAAAGCCCGTTCATAAACTCGATCACTGCCCCGGCCTTCACCTCGCGCTGCCCGGCCTTGGTGCGCTTGGGTGCGTTTTGACCGATGCCTTTTTTCGACGCCTGGCGGATGTCCATGCCGGCCTTCTTGAGCGCCTCGTAGTTGGCTCGCTCGAGCAGCCGGCGCATTTTGGACCGGTCGAAAAACTGCCCCTTGACCCGCGTTGTGATCGCCCGCTGGCTCGCGGTCGCGGCCGACACTGGCCGGCGGTTTCCGCCACGGCGTCCGGCCATCAGCGAAATGTCCTGTAGGTGGCCGTGATGACAGCCCGCCAGACGTTGCGGTCGTGCAGCGCGTCGTCCGGGTTGATTTCGATCGCGACCTCGACCGGCGTGGTCACGCCGCTGGGCCACGTCACCGCCTGATCCCAAGTGTGTGCCCGGATCGCGTCCGCGATCTCCTCGGCCAGGTCCAGCATGTCGTCTGCCATCTCGTCCGACGGCGTGTGCCGGCCGACGAAGACGGTCGCCTGGTAGTCGTACTGGTGGTGCGTGCGGTCGACTCGCTCGATCGTCAACGTGCCAGGCATGACCGCGATCACCGGGTCGACCATCTCCTCGATGGTGTAGTCCGGCCAGTTGACGCGCTCGACGGCCGGCTGCGTCGCCACCGACGTGAACGTCTCGGCGTCTAGGCCGTCGGCAAGAGCGTCGGCAATCTCACGCAGCGTGCTGCTCATGGGCCTCGATCTGCTCCACGTTCTTGACCAGCCGCGGGTCGTCCGGGCATCGTCGCACAGCCTCGCGGGCGTACTGCAGGGCTTGTGGGTGCTTGCCTAGATTCCAGGCAGCGACGGCCGCCAGGTCGTAGGCTCGTGTCATGGCATCCGGATCGGTGGCGTGCGTCGACTCGCCGGTGGCCTGCATGGCCGCCTCGGCAAACGTCAGGCACTCGACCCACTCCTGCCGCTGGTAATGCACCCACGCGAGCTGCTGCCACGCGTCGGGCTCCGCCTTCGCCTCGTAGGCCGCCCGGTGCAGGTGCCGCTCGTCCTGCGTCAGCCGGTACAGGGCGCGGTATGCGTACGACCGCTCGGTCGGCGTGCCGGGGAGGCCGAGGTAGTGGGCGAACGTTGCCGCGGCGGCCGGGTGCCCTACCCACTCCTGCTCACGGGCGAGGTACCAGTGAGCGCGGGCGTCGTGCGGCGCCTCGCGGACGGCCACCTCGAGCAGCTCGAGGTCGGTCTTATGCCGCTTGCCCGGCGTCCGGTAGTGGTAGATCTCCAACCCGTCCGCGACGGCCTGCACCTTCTCGCCCGACCAGCACACGAGCCCCTCGTGCGTCGGTGCCGACCAGCGGAAGCCGCGGCGAGCGTGGACGCGGTCCGAAAGGAACACAAGCCCGGGCACGCCAGGTGACTTCCACGACCAGACGTATCGGTACCGCAGGTTGTTGACGCTCCCGGTCCACGCCCGCTCGATCGCCTCCCGCCACCCGGGCTGCAGCCGCTCGTCGAGATCAAGCCGCACGCACACGTCCACGTCGTCCGGCAGGTGGTACAGCGACAGGTTGTGGGCGTCGTCCCACCGCCACGGGATCACGTTGCCGGTCATCACCGTGATGCCGCAGGACCGCAGACGCTGCGGGGTTGAGTCGGTCGACCCGGTGTCCGTGACGATCACGACGTCGGCGCCGTCGGTCGAGTCCGCCCAGTCGATCGCGTGGGACTCCTCGTTCTTGGCGAGCGCGTAGATGCCGATTTTCATGTGGTGATCACCGCACACTGCCGCAGGCCGTCGTCGATCCACCTGGCCGGCCGTTTGGCCTGGTCTAGGAACTCGAGCACCGCCCGCCGCACGTGCGGGTTGTCGCAGTCGTCCGCCAAGATCACCGGGCACGCGGCCACCAGACGCAGGTCCCGCAGGGCACCCTGGTAGGAATGGTCGCCGTCGACGTGGGCAAAGTCCGCCCGCGGCAGCTCGCGGACGTGCTGCGTGTCCACGACGACGAGCTGAGCATCGATGCCGCGGCGGGCTCGGACGGCGTGCCAGTGCCGCAGGCACTCGGGCGAGTCGTCGTCGAGGCCGCCGTCGATGCACAGGTAGCGTGCCATCGGTGCCGCCACGGCGAACGCCGCGAGCGAGTAGCCCGCCCGGGTGCCGATCTCGATCACGCTGCCCGGTGAGAATTCGGCACACACGGCAGCCTTGTTGACGTAGTGGCCGGCGGCCTCGTCCGTCAGGCGAAACCAGTCGCCAGGCCGCCAGACGTCGACCAAGGCTGCCAGCACCTGCTCCCTACTCGGTGGCATCGAGCACCTCCCAGACGGCGGCGGCCGGCAGCTCGCACACCCACGCCTCCGCGTCGTGCACGCCGTAGGACACGACGACGCGGTCACCCTTGACGACGAGGCCGGCGGCGAACTCGATCACCCGCAGCTCGCGGAACGAGAACCAAGGCGAGACCCGCGCGAGCCGCAGGCCGGCGTCGAGCCAGATGAACCGATGCTCGTACACACGTTGCGAGCCCACGTAGCACACCTCGTGCACGCACCCGAGCCAACCGTCTCGGAACGGCACGAGCTGCGACCCGCCGCGGAACCGCTTGGCTAGCGGGCTCGTCGCACCGCGCCTCGACAGCACGTAGCCGCCGGGCAGCTCTGGGTTGCCGTCGACCGTGACCAGGTGGCCGTCGTGGTGGCAGCCGTAGAGCCAGCCGCCTGGAGCCGCGAGGAACGGCATCCAGTTTTTCTCGTGCTCCTGCGTCGAGACGCTGTCGAGCACCCGCAGCTGCGACATGGTCGCCGAGCGGATGTCGAGGTCCGCCGTGGCGATCCGGCAGCGGCCGTCGGTCCACGGCGCGGCGTTGCGCACCGTCGCCGACACGCCCAGACCGGTTTCGGTATGCCGCAGCCGGCAGTCCTCGAGGCCGTGCACCGGGTAACCGCTCGTCGGGTACTCCGGGGCGACAATGTGCCGCTGACTGACGACGCCGAGGTCCTGGTTGAACCTGACGAGGATGTTTTCGGTGCGGATGACGCCGCCGTCCGCCTCGGGCATCCGGTACTGATGGTCGACGATCTGGTAGTTGCTCGACCGCACGATGCCGATCAGGTCGCCGGCGACGAGCGCGATCGTCGGGTTGAACGTCGACCACCCGTCGTGCACAGCCTCCACGGCGATCCTGACGTGCCGCACAGCCGGCACCAGCTCGGCCAGGAGCGGCGTGTACCACGCGCGGTTGCTGCGGGCGAGCTGCTCGGTCTCGACCGCCAAGCCTGGCACCGCCAGCAACTGCTCGGCCGCGCGGCGGCCGGCGGCGATCTCGTCGCAGTAGTAGGCGTGCTGCAACAGCCCGGCCAGGTGCTCCACCATGCCGCCATCGTGACCCGCGGCCGGCAGGCGGCAGAGGGGGTCAGGCAGCCGCGTGGACGGCTGCGTGCCGCACCGTCTCGCGGATGCCGGCGGCCAGGGTGACGGACGGCTGCCAGCCCAGCAGGTGCTCAGCGAAGGCTGCGTCGACCAGGCTGCTGCCCAGATCGCCGGCTCGGGGCTTGCCGTGCACCGGCAGCGGCAGGGCACGGCCCGTGACGGCCTCGACCTCGACCCGCACCAGCTGCTCGAGCTGGGCCACGCTCGTGCCAACGCCGGTGCCCACGTTGATCGGAAACAGCCGCCCGTACGGCAGCTCTGCAGTCAGCGCCAGCACGTTGGCGGCGGCCACGTCCCGCACGTGCACGTAGTCCCGCACCTGGCTGCCAACGCCGTGGATCTGGCACGGCCGACCCTCCATCGCCGCCCGGCAGAAGATCGCCACGACGCCGGCCTCGCCGTGCGGATTCTGCCGTGGGCCGTAGACGTTTGCGTACCGCAGCGCCACGGCCTGCATGTGGTACCAGTGTGCGTGCCACGCTAGGTACCGCTCCGCCGTGAGCTTGGCCAGTCCGTACGGGCTGACAGGATCCCGGACGGCCTCCTCGACGGCCGGCTCGCGAACGTTGCCGTAGACGACGCCACCGGACGACGCGAACACGATCCGCCGGCAGTCATTCCGCACGGCGGCCGACACGACGTTTATCAGCCCGACGACGTTGACCTCGGCGTCGAATGCCACGTCTCGCACCGACCGACTCACGCTGATCTGCGCAGCCTGGTGGCAGATGGCTGTCGGTCGCACCTCTCGGACGACCCGCTCGACGTTGGCGGCATCCCGCACGTCGACGACGTGCACCGCAACGCCTGGCGGCACGCTGGCGCGGCTGCCGGTCGACAGGTCGTCGAGGACGGCGACATCGTGGCCCGCCGCGAGCAGGTGGTCGACGACGTGGCTGCCGATGAAGCCGGCGCCGCCGGTGACGAGGATCATGAGTCTGGGAACGCTGCCGTTGGTGGCGTGAAACCTGCCGTGTACCGAGCGACGCCGACCGTCAGTCGGAACTCGTCGCAATACCCGTCGACCTCTTGGGTGCCGTCTGCGGCGCCGGCCATAATGCTCACGTCGCCGCTTGTCCCAATCGCGCCAGCACTCACGGTGGTCGTCGTGCCCGCGGATCCGTCGACAAAAGTACGGATCGTGTTGCCGTCACGCACCATCGCAATGTGGTGCCACGTTGACGTCGATACGGTGAGGTTGGGGTCAAAGTCCAATACTTGCCAGTCGGTGCCTGTCGAGTTGCTGATATAGAGCCGCACGTCGCCGGCGATGTGCGTCAGTAACGCGCCGCCGATCCCCACGTTGCTTGAGCGGTGCGCCCACAGCGTGCGAATGCCACTCTGCAACGAGTTGAAATAGAACCATCCCTCGATCGTGAAATTACCGCTGCCGACCGCAAGACCTGCGCCGGATGCCCTTAGGTAGTCGCCAGTACCGTCAAACGAGCCGCTTGACCCGCCAAACTTGCTCTGCGTGGTGCTGATCTGGCCGCCGCCCTGCCTCGTCACAGTCTTGGGCGACCCGCTGCTGTCGGTAAACGTTGTCGATGCGTTGCTGCCATCCATATGCAAGAGCAGGGACACACTACTAAAGTTTGGGTCGCCTGCGTTAGATGGCGGCCACGTTGCGCCGCGCTTATACCAGTAGTGCAAGTGCAGCGGCCAAATGCCGACTGCACTTGACGTAGTTGGCGTTGGAGGACGAATCCCGATGTAACTGCCAGGTATGCGCCCCATAGAGTTACGAGATCTCCAAGTAGCTGCACACAAACTCGAGGTCGTTGGACGCCGATGGCGTAACGACAATCGACCGATCCTCTTCGAGCCATATCGTCGTGTCCTTGCTGACGACCACCAAGGTGGCGTCGGCCGGGACTGTCACGTCCGAGCAGATAGCATGACCTGTGCCGCCACCATCATCCTGACTGTGCAGCTTTACCGTCACGTCACATTGAAGTGATCCGTCGACATTGGCGACGTAGAGCGACTGCACCTGTAACGCCTTGCCAGAGCTGGCCGCGTTGTTAAGCAGCACCGTGCCAGTAGCGCCTGTGACGGCGCGCAAATACGCGGTCTTCGCGGTAATGGTCGTGGGTCCGACGATGTTGGGAGCAGCCATGAGTCACCTATGACAACGCGAGAATCAATCCGATCGCAGACGATTGCGGACCTGTTGGGCCTGTTGACCCAGTCGGCCCGCCCGACGGACCTGTCGGGCCTTCGACGCCGGTAGGCCCGGTTGATCCTGAGATGCCGGTAGGCCCTGTGACTCCTGTGGAGCCTGTGGCGCCTCCAGCACCGGTCGGCCCGGTCACATTCGACGCAGCACCGGTCGGGCCTGTCGATCCTGTGGCGCCTACTGACCCAGACGCACCTGTCGGCCCTGTGACACCAGAGGCTCCGGTCGGTCCTGTGCTGCCGATCGAGCCAGTTGGGCCGGTGACTGTAGACGCAGCTCCTGTCGCACCGACAGCACCGGTCGGGCCTGTCGGGCCTGTTGGGCCTGTCGGGCCGGTGATCGCAAGATCGATCGGACCGCTGGGCCAACTGCCCGACTCTTTCGGGCCGTAGAGCTTGCGGCCGACCGTGTCGATGAACAGGTCACCGTTGTTGCCTACGCCACCCGTCGGCGCAGTCACGCCGGCTAGGACGGGCGATCCACCGGAAGGGAGGCTGTAGAACGGCATGGCATCACTTTGCCCTGTGGGCGGCCTCGAGGTGAGGGGGTGCGGTCACGCGTCCGGCCCTGCCACCACGCCCTGCTCGATGCCCACCTTCGCCACATAGTTCATGAGCGCCCCAACCGCCGCCGCGAGGTCCGCGTCGGCCTCCGCTCCCGCGAGCAGGTCTTTGACGTGCAGTCGCACCGGCTCGGCGGGCGCCTCTTCGACGCCGGTCTCGGTGGTACGGAAGCGCACCAGCGTCACGCGGGCTTCGGCTTCGCCGCCTGTCGGGCTGGACACTACGATCTCGCGGACCCACAGGCGGTCGTACGTGGCCGAGATCGACAGCGGCTCGGATGCGTACAGCGTGGGAATGTCAGCCATGGTTCACTCCTAGTGCAGGTCTACCCAAGAGGTGCCGTTGTAGACGCGCAATTTGTTGGTCGATGAGTTGTAGTACACGTCTCCGGCTTCGTTGCCGCTCGCAGGGTCAGCGGCCAGCGGAACAAATCGCACTGCCCCCGTCGCCTTCACCCGCACCCGCTCGGTGCCGTTGGTGACGATGGACAGCGTGTTCGCGTTGCCGCTGACTTGATGGATGCCTGTATCGTCGTCGCCGCTGATCGCCAAGCCCGGCTTGTACGAGCCGCTGCTGCCGCTGCCTGCGGTGACGAGCGTTTGACCGCCGCCAGTGATTCGCAGCACTTCTGTGAGCGCCCCTCCGTTCCCTGCGGGCGTAGCGCGGAACTGGATGTCGGTGCCGTGATTGGTTGACGACCAGTTCTCGTTTGCACGCCAATTGATTGTGCCGCCAGCGACATATGCAGCGCCGTCGTATGCTGTGCCGTTGATTCCTGCTATTGAGTTTGTGTTGCTTGGTGTTGCTGTTCTGGCAATACCGATTCCCGGATTGGATGCGGCGCCGATCTGGATGTTGCTTGTGCTGTCAAAGGCCGTTGAGATTCCCACCAACACTGTGCCTGTGACTGACATTCCAGAGGACACGGTCAACTGATTCTCTAGCGTGACGTTACCCGTCGCCCTGTCAATGGCTATCGGCGTACCCAAAAACGCACCGGCGTCCGACCATCGCGTGATCCAGAGCGTGGACCCGACGTTACTGCCGCTCTCCGCATCGAATCCCGGCCCAACCTCCCAGCGAGTGCTGCCGGATGTCTGCATACGCAGTTGACGGACGTTGCCTGCGACGGTGCCGGTGAGGACGACCGGCGATGCGACGGTGACCTGCCCGCCAAAATAGTTTGGCGCCGTCCCGTTGGCGTAGAAGTTCCACCGCCCGGTTCCACTGGCGATGTTGCTCCAGAAACCGAAATTGTTTGTGGCTCCAGTGAGTGAATCCCTCGCGACGAAACCGTACTGACTCCCAATGGCCGATCCAGCGCCCAATGACTGCTGCGCTGCCGCGTAATGCTCAAGCGAGTTGACCGTATAGGAAGCCGCCTCTGTTCCAATGTTGCTCAAACAAGATATGAAGTTGTTTGTGCTGCTGGACGGAACCAATACACGCAACACAAATCCGGCAGTCACGCCTGCCGATGAAGGTAGGCCGCCAAGTATGGCGAACTTGTGCGAGTCGGAAAACGCAGCGGTAGCGCCGATCGCAATGCGCCCAGCCGCATCGATCACAAATGGGTCGGAGTCGCCGCTCGCGTCGTTGACGACGAAACTATTCGCCGTGCCTGCGTTGGTGACGGTGAGCGGGACTACGTTGCCGCTGTTCTCAAATGTGGCGGCACCCGTAATCGCCGCCCCCGCCTGCCCGACAATCTGCCCCGCGAACGTGGCGGTGCCAGTGGAGGAGATGGTGAGGCGGGTGGTGCCAGTGGTCGTAGTAGTATTTGCCGCCGTATAGAGCCTTACCTCACTCGCCGCATTGCTGAGCGCCGACCCGCCGCCGATCGCAACTAGGTTTTCCGTCGCGGTGCTGTAGATGCCGATGCCTTGGACGGTCTCTTCGGTCGCCGTGTAATGTGCCCCGACGACCTGCGCCGCCTTGTCTGTTGCGTCGGCGGTCGTATTTCTGAGGACTACCGTAGGTGCGGCGCTCGCCTGCGTCACAGTGATGCCAGCAGTGAACGAGGGGCCAGCCGTCGGCTGCACCGAGAGCGTGGTACGCGCCGCCTCCGCGTTGGCGTCGTCGATCAGCGACCGACCGAACGACGTGCAGGTGATCTCCTCCACGTCGCCTGCACCAGCAGACGAGCGACCGAGCAGGCGGTCGGTGGCGCTGACGTTTTGGATTTTGGCGTAGGTGACGGCGTCGTTGGCGATCGTCAGCACCGTGCCGCTGCTCGAAATCGTGATGTCGCCCTTGTCGCCGTCGCTGAAACCGACGCCGGCCACGCCTGTCGGGCCTGTTGCGCCGGTTGGCCCTGTCACACCTTGTGAGCCTTGACTGCCTGTCGGCCCGGTCGGGCCTGTAGCGCCGGTCGCGCCCACGGATCCCGTGTCGCCAGTCGCCCCCTGCGCTCCGGTTGGCCCAGTTGGTCCTGTCGACCCGACGTCGCCTTGGGCACCCGTCGCTCCGGTTGGCCCAGTCGCACCCACGTTGCCTTGAACGCCTTGCGATCCGACAGCTCCTGTCGGCCCTGTCGCGCCGGTGGCACCGACTGACCCTGTGTCACCGACGATGCCCTGCGGCCCTGTGCTGCCCGTCGGCCCGGTTGCACCTGTCGCACCGACGCTGCCTTGTGACCCGACAGGGCCAGTTGGCCCAGTCACGCCTTGATCACCTTGGGCACCGGTTGAGCCTGTCGGCCCAGTGACGCCCTGCGACCCTTGCTCGCCAGTCGGCCCTGTCGCACCTACGCTGCCGACCGATCCTTGTGGCCCTGTGCTGCCTGTAGCGCCGGTTGGCCCTGTCACGCCTTGCGAGCCGACCGCGCCGGTTGGGCCAGTCACACCTTGATCGCCTTGCGCACCGGTCGCACCCGTCGGCCCCGTCACGCCCTGGCCACCGACAGCGCCTGTCGGCCCGGTCGCGCCAGTTGTGCCCACGTCGCCTTGTGATCCGGTTGGCCCTGTGTTGCCGAGGTCGCCCTGCGACCCAGTGGCACCAGTTGGGCCTGTCACACCTTGCTGGCCTTGCGACCCGGTTGGGCCTGTCACGCCCTGTGTGCCGCTGGCACCTGTTGGTCCGGTGACGCCTTGCTCACCTTGGGCACCCGTTGGGCCGGTCTCGCCAATGAGACCTTGGGCACCAGTCGGCCCTGTGGCGCCCGTCGACCCAACGTCGCCCTGCGCGCCAACGGCACCGGTTGGTCCGGTCGGGCCAGTGACGCCTTGCTGGCCTTGCGCGCCAGTTGGTCCGGTGCTGCCAACGTCACCGACGGCTCCCGTGGGGCCTGTCGCGCCGACGTCGCCGACCACGCCTTGGGCGCCGGTTGGTCCGGTCGGCCCTGTCGAGCCTTGTGCGCCCGTGTCGCCGGCGACGCCTTGCGCGCCGGTCGGCCCTGTGCTGCCGACCTCGCCTTGTGATCCCGTTGGCCCGGTCGCGCCAACGCCGCCCACGGCACCTGTCGCGCCTGTCTCGCCTGTTGGCCCGGTGACACCATGCAAACCCTGCGACCCGGTTGGCCCGGTAACGCCTTGGATGCCTTGCGGTCCCGTCGCGCCGACGTCGCCTTGGCTACCGGTCGGCCCAGTCAATCCGATCAGGCCTTGCTCGCCTTGGGCGCCTGTGGCACCTGTCGGGCCGGTAGCGCCGGTGTCGCCGACTGCTCCAGACGAGCCGGTCGGCCCCGTCGCTCCCGTGGCGCCCTGCGCGCCCGAGCTGCCCTGTGCACCGGTCGGGCCTGTTGCACCTGTGCCTCCGATGTCGCCTTGCGGTCCTGTCGGGCCTGTCGATCCGACGGCGCCCGTTTCGCCTTGGGCGCCAGTTGGCCCGGTCGCACCGGCAACGCCCGTGGCGCCGACGCCGCCAGTCGATCCTTGCGGGCCGGTTGGCCCGGTCGCACCCGAGGTCGAGAACTCCGTCCACGTCGTCAGGTCGCCACCCAGCTGCCACAGCAGGCCCGTGGCCGTGACGTGCACGAGCATGCCGGCCTCGCGGCGGGCGGCCGGGATCGCGTCCCGTGCGGCGTCGGTGGCGACCGTGCGGTAGCCACCCTTGCCGTAGAGCGCCTCGTGGCTCGGGTGCACGTCGGTCGTCGAGAACGGCACGACCGGTGCGGCGACGTTGGTTCCCTTGATGCTGCTCATCAGCTCACCACGACGACGACGGTGCCGGTGATCGGGTACGTGCTGCGGTAGATCGTGTAGCTACGTGCGGCCTGCCCGGTGAACGTGATCGACCTGGTCGTCGTCTCCCATGCGGAGTTGACCAAGCCGCCGACCGTAAACGTGGGCGAGCCGAACGACGCCGGGAGCACGAAGTGCAGGTAGGCGGCCGTCGCCACGATCGTCCGCGTCTGGCTGCGGCCGTCGGCCATGTCGCTCGTCAGCTGCGACGTGATCTGACCGTCGGTGATCGCTGCGGCCGTGCTCGAGCCCCACCACCTGACGAGCAGGGCAGGGGAGGTAGCCGTGTCGTCCGCGACGGCCTTGGTGTGCACGCGCATCGTGGCTCGGAACCCGTCGCCGTACCGCCAGACCGGGATACCTCGAGGTGCCGCGACCTCGTAACTCACGTCGGACCCGCTCTGCGTGTCGACCACGCGGTCGTGCCGCTGCGGCACGCCGAGCGGGAAACTCGACGTCTTGATCACGAAGTCCCGCGATTCCCACCGCTCCACGACGCCGTTCTGATCGGCAGCCTCAAATACCGAGCTGCCGACGGTCGCCGTGACGTTCACCGTGGTCGCACCGCGCACGTACCGCACCGTCCGCCCGGCCGAGGTCGCCAGCCGGTCAGCCAGCCAGGACGCACCAACGGCGAGCATGTCGGACATCGGTCACTCCACGGCGCCACAACGCCGCCGCGGCGCGTTGTGGATACGCGCCGGCGGCGGGTTGCGGCAGGTCTCGGACTCGCGTCGGATCAGCGCTCGAGCTTGACGCTCACCGTGGACGCACCCGTCACGGCCTGCGCGACGGCGTAGCCCATGTTCACGCCGGTGACGGTCGTGGCGACGCCGCTGGTGGCGTACCACTTGACCTGCGCACCGGCCGTGATGGTCTCGCTGTTCGCACCCGAGCTGTGCTTGGGCACGCTGTAGACGCCCTCGACGGCCACCACGCCCGTCTCGCCGTTGGCGATGGGACGCGGAGCGACGCCGACGAGCGAGCCGATAACCACGACGTCACCGACAGCGATGGTGCTGCCGGCGGTGTAGTCGAGGTACTTGCCATCTTGAACCGTGGAAGCCATGGGACTGGTCCTCTTCTGCTAGTGGGAGTTGATCGGTGCCGGCTGGCTGGACTAACTCGCTCCAGCCAGCCGGCGAAAGGTCATCGTGTGGGTCAGACGTCCATCTTGACGCCGGCCTTGTCCTCGGCCTTGGCGACGCCGAAGTCGAAGTAGCCGCGCATCTGGACGCCGAGCACGTTGAAGTCCGCCTCGGCCGTCTCGACCACCGGGCTCTGCACGCCGTTGAGGAACGCCACCTCCATCACCGGCAGGTCGGCCGGCGACGCGAGGAGGTAGTAGTCCGCCGTGTTGGTGAGGTAGGTCGATGAGACCACCTCGTACCGACCGGCGAACACGTTCGTCGACGGCTGGCCGCCGGTCGCACCGGACGAGATCTGGACGCTGTTCATCAGCTCGGCGGCCGTGACCTCGAGGTCGACCGGAACGAGCAGCACTCGCGGCTGAACCGCGATGGGGTTGCCATCGGGATCGGTCAGCTTCCTGTAGAGCGCGAGGGCCTCCTTGAGACCGGCCAGGCCCAGGGCCGTGGCGGAGGTCTTCTTGTTTCCCTTCGCGGTCGTGAAGAACGACGCGTCGTCGAGGAACGCCGTCCAGAAGACGGAGTTGAGCTTCAGGGCACCACCGCGACCGATCCGCTGCGGGACCGCGGTCAGGGCACCGAGGTCGTCGTTGATGAGGTCGGTACGGGTGACCGAGGTCATGATCCCGTACGTGTCCGCACTGATCGTCCGCTTCTCGTCGCTCGCGGCCGCGTGCTTCAGCTCGCCGCCGTTCTGCACTTCCTGGAACACGAAGCCGCCGTTGAGACGGTACTGCGTCACTGTCTTGAAGTCGTTGACGCTGCGCACCGAGCTGATCGACCGCCACGCGTTCTCGACCGAGTCGAAGCCGGCGAGCAGGAACTTGTTGACCGTGCTCGACAGGATGTCGGCGATCGAGTGCGTCGACCACGCCGCCTGCAGAACCGGCCGCAGCGTCGCCGCCGAAAGCCGACGCGGGCCGTCGTAGCCGCCGGCCACGGCCGCCTGCAGCAGCACCTCACCGAGCGACAGGTCGCGGCGCGCCTTGTGGGCGGCCTCGAGCACCTGCGCGTCGTACTTCTTCTCGACGCCCGGCAGGTTGCCCTGCAGCGCGAACGAGGCCTCGATCACCTCGGCCGACGGCGGCGCGTAGGTGGTGACGTGCACAGCCGGCGATGCCGGACGCTCGTCGCGAGCCGCCTGGAGCTTCTCCATGTTTTTGACCTTCTCGTCGAGGGCCTTGACCGTGGCGAGCAGCTCGCCGACGTCCGCGGCCGGGGTGGTGACAGGCTCCACGGCGACCTCCGCCGTGGCCGCCACGGCCGGGGTCGACACGACCTCGTCCGTGGGCTTGGTGGTGGCGTCAGCCGCCATGGTTTCCTCCTCGACGGCCTCCTCGGCCGCGATGGCGACGCTGGTCTCCGCGTCAGCGCCAAGAGTGACGAACGAGACCTCGCGGAGAGCGGAGGCCTTGACGATGCGGACAGGCCCCATGTGGGTCTGACCGTTTGCGGTGGCGACTGCGTCGGCGTCGACCTTCTGGTGCCGGCGGACGTCGGCGCCGACACTGGCCTGCCAGGCGTAGCCTCGCTCGGCCAGGGCGAGCACCTGGCGGGCCGTGTCGGTGTCGGCCATGATCTCGCCCTCGACGATCAGCTTGGATCCCTCGACGCGGACGCTGTCCGTCTGCCCGAGGATCGACCCGAGCCCGTAGTCGTGGCCGAGAACGATCGGAATCCGCTGCTTGGTTTGCATGCCGGCCAGGTCGATCACGACCGGCTCGCGGCTCCAGCCCTGACGGATCGGAGAGCCGGTGTAGGCCTCGATCGTGAACCGACGCGGGGAGGCCGCGGCCTCGCCATCGGCGGCCTGGAGAAACGTCACGCTGGTGTCGAGTTTCAGAGTGTTCATAGGAAGTCGATCAGCTCCTCGAGGTCCTCGTCGTGGTCGAAGTCGTCCACGTCACGCCTCCTGCGGGTTGGCCTCCTGCATTGGCTGGGCAGCACCACCGAGGTCGATTGGCAGCCCCAGCTCTCGCATCAGCTCCAGCTCGGCCGCACGCTGCCGCAGCTCGACGTCCCACCGCTTACCCTGGCGGGCGTACTCGCTCGCCAGCGTGGTCGTGTGCGTCCGCAGCCGCACCTCGGCCGCCGACGCCTCCTTGCCCGGGTCGACGTGCTCGCGGCCGTCCCAGACCCAGGCCCAGTTCCATTCGCTGAACGGCGGAAGGCCGTCCGGGATGACGCCGGCCAGGCTGGCTTCGTTGACCCACGCGGCCAGCACGCGGTCGAGGCAGACCCGCTCGAGCTGGTCGCGGTCGACGCGCTGCATCAGGCCGTATATCTGATGGTCCATCCGGCCGCTCGCGTAGTTGTACGACGAGCTGTCGAGCGCGGCGACGTTGTACGGCAGCTGCATGCAGCGGGCGATCTCGTTGAGGATTTCGCGCTTGAAGTCCTTGTAGGTGCTCGTCGGCTGCTCGGCCTTGAGCTGCGAGATGTCCCAGCCTTCCGGCAGGGTCACGAGGCTGCGCTTGCGGATCTCCATCTCGGCGAACGCATCGACCTCGTCGACCTCGGCGGCCGGCGAGTTGGAGTGGATGAACGCGGCGAAGTCGGCGGCGGTCTCGGCGGCCGCGATCACGGCCTCGGTGTAGCGCCGCAGCTGACCGAAGAGCTTGAGCGCCGGCGCCACCTCGGGCATGCCGCGGTTCTGGCCAGGACGCTGCCGGCGGAACCAGTGGATGACCGCGGCAGCCGGCACCCGCTGGAACTGCAGCGTGTTGACGCGGTAGTTGGAGCCCGGGTGAAAGTTGAGCACCTGGTAGGCGACGACGTTGCCAATCTCGTCGAACTCGAGGCCGTCGACCGTGTTGCCCTCGGGCGTGATCGTCTGCCGCATCATCTCGGTCGGTGTCGCGACCATCTCGGCCTCGACGAGCCGCAGGTCGAGCTGCACGCCAGGCAGGCGGGCGTTGTTGACCATGAGCGCGAACGCCTCGCCGTCGACGACGAGCGCCTCGCGCATGGTCCGCAGCTTCGCCGGCAGGTCGATCGTCGTGCCCCAGTCGTAGAACGCCCGCTCGACGATACGTGCGGCTTCGTCCTGGACGTCGAGCTGCAGCCGCGGGCCGGTGCCGACCAGGTCGCTTGCGAGCGTGGCGGAGATGCCGGCCAGATACGAGTTGTTGTTGCGCTCGTACCGCGCGCGGTTGCGGATCGTGCGACGCACGACCGGCGAGAGCTGCGCGTCGGCCGAGAACGCGTCGGCTACCTGCCAGTGCTTGTAGTCGTCGCCTGACTGTGCGGCCTCATACCGTGCACGAACGACCGGAGCAGCGACGGGGCGCGGCTTGGCCTTGGCGCGGAAGAAGTCGAGGAATGCCATCAGCTGTACGGCGAGGGTGTGAGCTGGTTGAACCGCAGGCCACGCCTCGAGGTCGACGCGGCCGCCTTGCCGGTGAGGTACTTGTCCGCGGCGATCTGGTCTTGGATGGACTGCGCCTCGACCTCGCCGGCGTCCGTGCGGACGCGCTTGGGGCCGGTGGCGGTGTATTCGATGGCCTGCTCGATGGCGTCGCTCATAGTGGCGACGATAGAGCGCGCGCGAGCGCAGACCGCAGGGGGTGTGGCCTACTTGGCAGCCATAGCCAGGCCGATGTTGGCCAGCGCGTAGCCGGCCCACGCGATGGCCATGCCGGTGCTGCCCTGACGGTATTGGTCAAGTGCCACGACCAGATACACCACACCGACGCCGAGGATGAGGGGAGCGGACATGGTGCGAGCAGCCCCTACGTCAGGCGTGATACACGGAAGCGGCGTGATATACGGACCGTAGAAACACGAGTTCGCCGACTACTTGCGGCCTGCTCCGATGTAGGCCGCCGCTTGTCTCCCAAGGTGTTCCGTGTAGGCCGGCGGGAACCCTTCCTTGAGCTCGTCCCATGACAGGTCGCGAGCCACGCCCATAGCCTCGCGGGCCTCGTCTTCAGTCTTGGCCGTGCTGCCGCCGATGACCGTCTTCCCGGTTTTCTTGCATACGCCCTTACAGGTGTCTCCCATGATGTGATACACGCCAACGGGCTTGCCCTGCTCCGCGTGTCGGCACTCCGATCCTTGAATCGGAAACGACGCGAGGAATAGCCGGTGCCTTCGCACCTTGAGCCCGTAAGCCGATCCGCATTCCGTTACGGCACCGTCCATCCCAGGCGAGCCAGGCACGTTCTCCACGATCCAGGGGATGTCGTAGGTGCGGAGCAGGGCCAGCGTCGGCGTCAGGAAATCGCCGTGGCGGCTCTTGCCTCCTTGTGCGGATCGCAAGTGCTTTGCCCGTGTGTGTGCTTGGCATGGCGGGCTAGCGTGGATGAGGTCGAACTGTTGCACGAAATCCCTGTTCTTCAAGATCGCCAATGCGCTGCCCCACACGAACTCGTATGGGTATGAGGCCCGCAAGAAAATATCCACGCCGGTAGGCGCAAAGCCAGCCGCAGCGTATCCATCCGCAGCCATTCCAGCCCCGCAGTAAAGATCGAGCACCCTCAACTGAAACGTCGGCGAACCAGAGGATGCAGCGGACAGCGTTGCATCGTCTTTAGGCATGGTGAGTCCTTTCATCGCTGCCGCTGATCCTGCGTGTTCTGTGGCTAGTTGCCGTCCACTGGCGGGGCCGGGAGCGGCATCCAGTGGGTCGCGTCAACGCCAGCCGAATCGCATGTGATGTTGTCGCCTTCGTAGAGCCAGAACTCGCCGCCGATGTAGTACCCGACCGCCGCGCTGCCGTAGCCGTCGCGGTGATCTAGGTACAGCAACACCGACTTGGAATCTTCTGGCGATCTCTCCGTCACCGGAATCCACTCCACGCTCATATTAGCAATCACTCGCTTTCCGTTGGTTTTCCAATACGTTCGATTCGCCACAGAACCACGCGATCCAGCGGACGAAGCCGCTGATCGCTGGCGTTCTCAAAAACGACCCCGGCGGGTTCGGCGGGCCGCTTTATCGGTGCGGTGCCTGCCCGCCGGGATCGCTGTTTATTGTGCATACCCTAACAATCAACCGCCGCTCGTCGTCCGTCATCTCGCAGCACAGACGAGCCAGCACCGAAGACAGCGCCTCGCGCTCCTCGTCTGTGAGCCGCAGCCGCTCAATCTCATCCGCCGCCTCGTCCATCAGGTCGCTTGCCGGCGCAGCGTCCACGTCGTGCGTCCACCGGCGCAGGCGTGTCACGATGTCGGTCATGCACCCATCCTCCGCAGCTCGATCTTGCGGACGGGTGCCGTCGGAATGGTGACCTTGCGGCGATGGCTTCTCGGCGTGTCCACGCCCACCGCCGTCACGCCGGCGTAGCTGGCCGCCACGGCCGCTCCCACCACGCAGTCGAGCCAGTGGTTGTCACGGCCTGGCAGCGTCCGCCACTCGTCTACGACACGGCCACGCGCCTCGGTGCGCACCGGGTACTCGGCGGCCAGGTGCTCGAGCAGCATGGCGTGGTCGCCGGCGTGAATTGTCAACGCCTGCGGGTCGGCGGCCGGCAGCTTCAGCCGCGCCGCAATCAGTGTCTTCCAGGCGTTGGTGTCGTAGAGCACGTGTCGCTGCTTTTGGATCGTCGACGTCCGCCAGTTGCTGCCGACGCGCTCGCCGCGGTCAGGCCGCTTGTCCGACAAGGTCGAGCCGGACGCGCCGACGAACCGGCCATGGCTTGGTAGCACGCGCGGGCCGTACGTCGACCTCCTGGCGAAGTCGCGGACCACGCCCTGAGTCTGCGCCCAGTTGGCGTCGACCATGACCTGTGAGATCCGCAGAACCGCGTCGTCCGTCTCGCGTGCGAACTCGCGGTCCAAGAGCATGGCCGCCACCTCGGCCAGCGCCTGGTTGGTGGCGGCCTCAAGGCTCGACAGCTTCGTCACCGTCTGCATGGTGCGGCGGATGTCACGCAGCGTGAAATACGAGCGGTTTTGCTCCGGCCATGTGCCGTACGCCACGAGGTGCCCACGGAACTGGTGCCCCCATGCCACCACCGCCCAGTAGAGCGCCTTTTCCTGCACGTCGATGAATGCCGTCAGCGTGTCGAGCTGCCCGGGCACCACCCACCTGGCCACCTCGACGACGTTGCTCCGCACGTCCTCGCTGGTGATCGCGTTGGTCTGCGCCTCCTGACGCAGCGGCTGGTTTTGGTACTCCGACGCGAACACGTCCGGGCCGTCGTCGATGAACGCGTTGTAGGCGTGCTGGATGGCGGACTGCTCCCGCTCCGGGTCGTAGCAGCTCTCCCACGACACCTGGCAGCCGGCGTCCATCGCGTCCCGGTGGTCGCGGTAGTACGCGTCGGCCTCGGCCCACGCGCGGGCCTGGTCCCCTGGCGTGTCCTTGTCGAACGTCACCCGCAGCTCGCGGTACCGGCCGAGCCAGTCGTCCTCGTGGCGGTCCGCCCACTGCTTGACCATGGCGATCCGCTCGCCCTGCCACGCCGGGTACCTCTTCGTGTCGAGCAGCTGGTCGACCATGTCGTCGTGCTGGATGACCGTGGCGTTGACCACGCACGCGATGCTCGACCTGTGGCCGGCCAACTTCATCACCGACTTAGACAGGATCTCCAGCCGCTTGCTGCACTGCATCGGGCTGGCGGCACTCTCGCGTGTCTGCGGGTCGTCGACGATGACGAAGTCGGGACGCAGCTGCGAGCCGTCGGGGCTCTTGTGCCGCAGGCCGAGGATCGACCCGGTCAGGCCGCGAGACATGACGATCGAGCCGGACGCCACAGAGCCCGGGATGGTGGGCATGACGATCGAGTCCGCCTGCCAGCGGATATGCGTCTGCTCGCCCTGGTGCGTCTGGGAGTTGCACCGCTGCACCTTGCCCTCGAGCGCCCGGATCGCGTGACACACCTCCGGGAAGTCGTCGTGCAGTAGGTCGTTCTCGGCCAGCTCGAGCTTGACGCTGGCGATCGCCTTGGCTGCCAGTCCGCCTTCGCCGGCAAAGATCGCGCAGAACCGACGGTGCCCATACAGCGTCGCCCAGATGATCGCGTTCTCGCTGATCGTCGACTTGGCGAAGCCGCGGTAGACCGCGTTGACGAACCGGCCGCCGCCGATGATGCAACCTTGAATCCGCTCGATGACGCGTCGGTGGTCTGGGCTGAACGGAGTCAGGCCCGTCGACATCGGGAAGTACGTGATCAAAAAACGCTCGAGGTCGAGCCGGCAGGCGGCGCGGCGCGCGGGATCGACGACGCCGGGCACCTCGCCGATGTCGCTGCCAAGACGTGTCCGCTCGCGGGACCGCTCGATGTCCTGGCGGCGCTTGGCGTCGGTGGCTGGCGGAGTTTGTGGCATTCGGGAGAGAGTCGACGAAAACGAGGATGTTCGCCGCTGGGTGTACCGCTGGCACAGCGGCGAAGTACCTTTTTGCTGCTGCAGCACAGTGGCCTAGTCAATCGTCCCTTGTATCCATGTTGTGTCGCCGTAATCTGGCGAATGACGAGCCACGGCGTGACACATTGAGACAAACTGACGCTCGTTCATGTTTGTTTTGGCTCTGTTCACCATCGGTAGCACAACCTGCAAGTTCTCAACGTCGTCTGTGCCGCCAAGGCTTCGTGGATCTTTGTGGTCAAGCGACGACAGTTTCGGAGTGATCTCGATACCAGTCAAAGCACACTTGAAACCCTGACGCTCGACGATTTGCATGAGGTCTTTGATTGTGACCTTGCCAACGTGCTTCAAACGCATTGTCTTGCAACCGCTCATTACGAATGTCCTTTCGTTTGTTCAAGTTGGAATACACGGTTTGAGCCCACAACCTCCAAGGCTGCTCGACCCGCTTGCGCTTCTCGTAGTAGCGATATGCGTATTGAGATAGCAGAAGTCGGCACGTCGCCTCCCATTCAAGTCCGCTCTCCCTGACCACCCCGGTGAGGGCATTAGATTTACGCAGGTGACGCTTTCTGTTTCGCCTCCACCTCAACGAACGCAACCACACGGTGCACTTTTTAGACCACTTGTTTTCGCCCTTGCGCTTTACACGAGATGTGAAATTCCACGCTAATAACTGGAGTCGCTTTTGCCATTGCAAAGCCAATTCAAGCCTTTTTTCTTCGGCTTGGGGCATCGCGCAAGCTACGCCTTTATCAACCATGGCAACCGTTTGACCAGATGCGTCCAGGATCTTGACACGGTCTGCCAAATCAACAACGGTAAAGGTGACACGTTCGACCCGGATCATCGTTGCCTTGCCACAATCGTTGCGAGTTCTGCCAATCTCACCGTCTCGACAATCACCACGCTGTGCCTGTTGTTTGCGCGATGCCACACGATCGGCACCTTGCCATCTGGTGCGTCGGCCTTTGCCTGTTCAATGGCTTCCCACAGCGACAACCGCTCTGTGCGTTTGCACTCGACATGGATTGGCACGCCCTCGAGCACAACGTCAGGTGAGTCCGGCCCGCCTTGGTACTGCACACCACGGCGTGCGGTCACACCGAGCAGGCTGGCCAGCTCGGCCGCACACTCGCGTTCACCTCGCTTGCCCTTCTGACGGCTCATGCGTCCCATGGTTGGCCTCCATGACGGACGTCATCCACGCTCGCACAGGGTGCAACAGCACGTGCCCGCTCTCCTCGCCGTAGCGTGATCGCAGTGGCCCACGTGGCCCGACCTGGTGCGAGTTGATGGCGGCCAGCTTGGCGTGTGACCCTGACCCGACGAACAGCGGCCCGCCACTGTCGCCCGGGCCGATCATGTACTCGAGCGGAGACGACTTGGCCCGTGCCGAGCAGGTGACGATCGGCCCGTCGATCGAGTCGATCGTCTGCGTGCCGGCTCGGAGCCGGCCGTCTGCGATCTCGTAGCCTCGCCCCATGGTGCCCGTCACGCCGTAGCCGGCGACGATGCAGGCCTCGCCGGCCGTGACCGTCTCGGCAATCTCCGGGTACCAGGGCAGGGCACAGTCCTCGGTCGTCCGCAGGATCGCCAAGTCCTCGCTGGCCATGGCCAGACGCTCCCAGCCCGGGTGAACCACGACCAGGTCGACGTCCCGCGACGTATCCGCGAACGCCAGCCGCACGCCGTCGCAGCCGGCCACGACGTGTGCCGCCGTCAGCGCCCAGCGGCCGGCAATGACCACGGCCGTTGCCGTGTGCCGATGCCCATCGGGGCTGCGGCAGCTCACCGCCGCCGTGTACGGCCGCATCTGCCGACCCAGCTCGAGGTACCGGGCATCCGGCACGCCGTCGTCCCTGGTCCCAGCGACGGCTGGGTGCGTCAGGGTCAGCGCGAGGATCACGACCAGGGCTCGCATGCCCTGACCGTAGCGGCGGCCGGCTGTCGTCGAGCGGGGCTGTGGTCAAGAGGCCTCCCGGCGTTTGGCGGCCAGCGCGGCCTCGGTGCGACGCACGGCGGCTGAGAACTCCGGGTCGAGCTGCCGCTTGGGCTGCTCGCCGGCCGCTCCACGCTCGGCGCGGGCGTCGTCGTACTGGCCGCCTAGCACCCGTCGCACAAATCCGCTGCCGCAGAGCTGCACGAGGGTCGGCGGGGTTTTGAAAAATCGGCACTTGGGCAGGTGGGCGATGGCCTGCACGGCCTCGTCCAGCCACCCGGGCTCCGCCAGCCGCTCCTCGAGGCCGTCAGGGGGCTGCGGGTGCTTCCACGGACGTCCAGGGCCGGCGTTCCACGCCGTCCGCAGCTGCTGCCAGGCGTCCTCGGTCTGCGCAGCCTCGCGCGGAGGAGGAGGAACTTCTTCTCTCCTCTCCTCTCCTCTGCGATGCGCGAGCGCCGGAACGTCCGATGCGCGCGCATCGGAAGGTCCGATGGGGCGTTTTCGGGCCGGATTGCGGTCCTCGTACGACCGTGCCCGGTCGGCTTGCTGGGCTCTCGACTTGGCCGCCTGGCTGAACCGGCGGTCCCATCCGGGGACAGCGACGGTAGCGGCCGTCTCGTCGATCTCCAGCCACCCGACGGCCGCCACGGCACGCCAGAAGGCATCGTCACCGCCGCACGTCCTGACAAGGCGTGGCAGCGTCATCCGAGCCACGCCGTCGTGGCAGTGCATCGAGGCCCAGCCCCACAGCTGCAGGAGGCGGTAGACGACGACCTCGACCGGGTGGCCGGTCTCGTCGATCAGCTCCTGCACCTCCGGCTTGGCCGGCAGGGCAAGGTCGTAGGCGATCCATTCACCGGCCATCCATGGCCTCCTTTCTATTCCGCCCAGCCGCGTCGAAGCGGCACCGTGCCTATCACAAGGGCGGCTGCGTTGCTCACGCCAATTCGGGCATTTTGAAAACGGCGTCTGGGCGGCAGTACAGCTTCGTTATCGGACGACGCTCCAGAAACGCCCTAAGTGCGGTGCAGCAGCGAATAAACAGCTCTTGCCGCTCACTGTTTCCGCCAAGCGTCAGCCTGCTAGTCAGCAGAAAATCCCTCAGCTTGATCGCAGCTTGTTCGTCACGCTCAGCGCCAGTGCCGTCAGCAAGAAGTGTTTTAAAACGCAGAAGCCTTTCCCTGTCATGCTTAAACCAAGCTGTCGCCACGGCAGCGACGTTGCATGAGTGAGCCAACCCGCGTGAATTTGTGGTCGGCATAGCAAAGTCAACCGCGCTCTTAGTGGCCAACAAAAAAGTTTCCAGTGTATTCGTGTCGGTCACTGAGCTGTCCCAGGCTGAGTCGCCAGACACCTGAATGCCATATTGCATCCACATAATGCGAACAACTGCAACGTGCTTGGTCGTCACGTTCACTCCAAGGAAGTGCAGTACGTCACGCGCACTGCGTGGCCTACCTCCGTCAATTGCGTGAACTGCTTCTCGCTGCAGTCCGTGCGTTACGAACATCCACACACCCTGACCGGCCTCGACGATTCCAGTTAGGCGAGTTTGACCATCAGCCAAATCGCCGTCCTCGTAAAACGCGATGCCTTGGTGAGTCAGGCACCATTTCCCCTGAAGAATCATCTTCGCGAAAAAATCGACACGACGCGGAGGAATGCTCCGGTTGTTGCGATTTCGCCTCAACCACTCCGACGCCATGTCTGGAGTCACGAATACCTTCTCAGTACGCAGGCCGTGAGCGCCGTTTGTTGACGGCGATCGTCCCACTGTTGCCATAGCCATGCCTTGTCTCCTTGTCGTTAAATCAGCACAAAAAAACCTTCCCGGAACGTCACCGCGACGCCCTTCCACTCCGATACTCACACTCCCCACCCGCCACCTCTCGCCCCGTCTTTTCGATTAGCCCGGCACGCCGCAGCTCGGGCAGCCGCTTGAGACACGGCGGCCACCGTGATGCCTGCCCGCCGTGCGATCTCGGTCTGCCCCGCAGGCCCGGCCGCCAACGCATCAAGCACCAGGCGACGGTGACCGGACACCGGCGCCCGCTGGGCGGCCTTGTGCGACGTTGGCGGATCCGTCCTCCTGGCCGCCGCGAACAGCGGCAGCACGGCCTCGGGCTCGCGGTAGTAGTCGCTCACGACGTGACCTCCGCAGCCCCTCGCAGCTTGGCCGCCTGCTCGAGCAGCCGCCGCCCGATCTCCTCGATCTCGCCGGCCATAGAAGCCTCCGCGTCCACGGCACGTGCGTGCCACTGCGGAGAGATCCGGTGCCTAGTCTCGCCGCACTCGACCCACTGACCGCACTCGGACACCCTCCCGGAGTAGGTGCTGACGAACACGCCGTCGCTGGTCACGCGATCCGCACGCCATCCCTTGTAGACCGTCATGCAATGCGTGCTCCGTCCGGTAGTGCCTTGCCCATGTACTGCAGCTGCACGACGCCGTCTCGCTGCACCAGTCGGTAGTGGTGCAGCTGCCCGCTCCACGGCATGTCCAGCCTGGCCGGGTACTGCTCGCCACGCCTCGGCGTGTACGGCATCCCGTCCCACGGGCCGCCGTAAAACTGGATGGTGCGGTCGTCGTCAAAAGGGGATGTCGTCGGCATCGCTCCGCTCCTGGAACTCCGCATGCGTCTTGGCGGCCGGCGTGCGGGCCGGCGCCCGCTTCGGCTTTGCCTCGGCCGGCAGCGGCCTCTGTGGCGACGCATGCCACCTGGTGATGCGCTGGTACTCGGTGCCCGTGGCCTGCGCCACCTTGTTCTCGATGTCGACGGTCGCCACGCGCCCGACCAGCGACTGCTCGTCCCAGTCCTCGCCACGCTTCGGTGGCGACACGCCAGCCGACCGGCACACCGCCTCGAGCAGGCCACGCCACCGCAGGTTCACAATCGCCTCGACCGGGTAGTACCCGGCCTTGCTCCACGTGACGACGAGCGACGTACCCGTCGGGTTGTCGTCCGCGATCTTGAACTTGAGGTCCTTGATCTCGGCCTTGACGATGTCGCCGGTGTGCCGACCCGTCGGCACCTTCTGCGTGTGCCCGTGATCGACGGCGGCTCGTGGCTCCTCGTCCCAGTTCCACCACTGATCGAAATTCATGACTTCACCTCAGGCTCGTGTGCCTTACCGACCCTCACGCGGAGCGGCTCCAGCAGCTCCCGCACATGCTCGACAGCCTTCGTGCCCGAGATGCGGCGGACGTGCCACCGCCGCACCACCTCGGCCACCTGCTGCATCAGCTCCTCCGACTCCGCACGCTTGGCCGTCCACGGCGGCACGTCATGCCACGCCATCGATCACCTCCTGCGGCTCGATCGCGTCGTGCCGCTCCTTGACCAGTACTGTCAACGCCTCGCCCTGCTCGGCCGTCAGCTGGCCGTCGGACAGCAGCGCGTCGATGCGGTCGCCGATCTTGCCGAGCGTCCGCACGCTCTTGGCCTCGGCGATGTACTTGACGACCTGGTCGTACAGCTCGGTGTCGATCGGCTTGGCCCCGGTGCCTGTGAACAGCGGGGCGAGCGCGTCGATCGTCATTGGCAGCTCTTCGCCCAGCCCGTACCGGTTCTTCGCGTCGTAGGCCGCAGCACGCTCGGCGTAGACGACGCGGTCCTTGCCGCCGATCGCCTTGCGCTTGCCGTCCGAGCCCTCGATGAGCCGCATGCGGTAGTTGGCGAAGAGCAATGCGTCCGCCCATTCCTTGACGATCGGGCTGACCTGCTTCGACAGCCGCAGCTCGTACCGGTCGTAGCCGTCCGTCTGGTCCGGCGGGCTCGTCCGCTGCACCTTGGCGTGGGCCACGAGCAGCACGTGCAGACCGGCACGGTGCAGGTTGTCGAGGCCCTCGACGAACCGCCCCATATGCTCGGCCACCACCGTGTAGCCCTTGCCGAAGCCGTAGTCCTCGATCGACTTCTTGCCGTCCTGCTTGCAGACGAACTCGACGAGCGCCCGCTCCGCCCAGTCGATCGAGTCGATGACGATCGTCTGGTAGCCGTGCTTCTCGACCGCCAGCTCGGCGACCGCGCCACGCAGGCTCGGCCAGTCCGGGCACGCGACCCGGTCGACCTCGAGCTGCTTCGTCCCGTCCTCGGTGTCGAGAAACAGCGGCGTTGGAAACTGCGCCGCCAGCGTCGTCTTGCCGATGCCCTCGACGCCGTAGAGCACGCACCGCACCGGTGCAGCCTGCTTGCCTTTCACGATCTTCACTTCATGTCCTCCTCTTGGGTTGGCTCGTCCTCGTCCCATTGATCCATCGCGATCCGATCGAAAACCTCGCCGCGGAAGATGTCGATCCGGTTTGGCGCTCTGAACGCCAGGCGGACAACATTGCCTCTGATCTCCTGCACCACGATTTCCATCCGTGCATGCGGCACGACGACACGCTCGCCCTCCGCTCGCGTGAGCACTAGCACGTAGCCCTCCTTAGCGCGGCCGGCCGCACTCCGTCACGACCGACCGCAAAAAACCATCCGTGATCAGGCCAGCGATCCGTCGCCGACCTCGCGTCCTTGCGTATCGCCTTGAACGAAGAGGCTCTCGCCACGCTCGGCGCGGCGACACATCTCCTCGACCTTGTCTTGGGTGCCCGGCGCGGCCGTCGTCGGCTCGGCCGCGTCCATGGTCGCGCCGATCTCGTCGCGCACCTCGATCAGCTCGTCGATCGTCACCGTGAGCGCGTCGTAGAGCAGCGTGCGGTCGCCGCGAGCCGCGCGGGCCTGGTACGTCTCGCCAGCGTTGGACTGCCCGCCGGCTTTGCTCGGGTCGCCGTAGAGCCGCACGATGGCGCACAGATGCGCGTGGCAGCGCGCCACGCGGTGCAGCCACGTCACCAGAAGCTGGCAAGCCCGAGATCGGATGCGTGTACGACGGTTACGCTCGCTCGCCGCAGCCCGGCTCTCCTGCGCCGCTCCTGCTCGGACCAGCGCGACTGCACCTCCGAGCACCGCTGGCGAATGGTCGCCTCGTCCGGGTCCTTGGGGCCGGGATGTGGGTCCGTCCAGCCGAGCGCCCGTAGCCGGCGCGAGATCGACGAGGTAGTCGACCCCGTAATTGCGGCGATGCGCTCCAATGGCATAGCCGCTGCCCACTCGAGGAGCTGCGTATCCGTGACGTGCGCGAATCCGCGGCCCATCGGCAACACCGGTCGGCATGGCGTATCCCTCCGCCTCACGCCGTCGTGGCGTGACGGGGGCGGATAGTAGGCCACGCCTAAAAACCCGTCAAGGCGAGTTTTTAGGTGACACGGAAAAATGAAAAACTGGGCTATTGCCGCAGTTTGTCGAGGGGGACGCCGAGCGCGTCCGCCAGTCGGCAGGCCGTTTCCATCTTGGGCTTCGTCTGGCCCATCAAGAGCTGCCACATGGACACGTAGCTGATGCCGATCTTCTCAGCCAACTCGCTGCGTGTCAGGCCTCGCTTGGCGGCCATGGCCTCAACTCGGAGGCCCCACTCGCTCGGAACCCTGTTCCGTGGCCGGCCGCCGGAAGGCTTGCTGCGGCTGCTGCCAGGTTTCTGCCTGCGGGTGCCCTGTCCTGGCATGAGCGCTTTGCCTTCCTTGGCGTAGATCCCGATGGTTCCAGTGGGCCTACCGGGGACAGGGTTGCGATCCCGTCGGGATTGCAACGTTTGTAAGTGGCGGGGACAGGATGAAACCCGGCAAAACCGGCCGACCCGCACAGCCCGCACGACCGGACTCCCTTCCACGGACGGAGCACACCCGCACGGACGCGTGACCTATCCCTGAGTAGGAGGATCACGCACCATGACTCTCGACGCGTTTCTGGACACCGTGTACGTGCCGCTGCGACTGCGCGGTAGGTCGCGCGAAAGTGTCCGCCTGCTGCGGCACGCCATCACGCAGTTTTCCAAGTGGCTCGGACGAGCCGCGCTCCTCGACGACCTCGAGGACCTGACCGTCAGCCAGTTCCTCGCAGTGCGCGGCCAGCGGCTTTCGCCCAACAGCGTGGCCCGCGAGCGGTCAGGGCTCTTGGCCCTGTGGAACCTCGCCCAAGGCCGCGGCCTCGTGAAGCTTCGGCCGTCGGTCGCGCCCGAGCTGGTGCCGCAGGCGATGCCGCGAGCGTTCACGACGGACGAGCTGGCCAGGCTCGCCGAAGCCGCACGGCAGGCGAGCGGCTGGGTCGGGCCTGTGCCGGCGGCGGTTTTCTTCCCGGCGCTCGTCGCTGTGGCACTGGAAACCGGCGAGCGCATAAACGCGATCTTGTCGACGCCCCGCATGTGCTGGCGTCGTCCGACGCTCACTGTGCCGGCCCACGTCCGCAAAGGCGGACGCCAGGAACGTGTCTACGAGCTGTCGCCCGAGGCCTCGGACCTGGTCGACCGCGTAGCGGCCCATACGGGGCCGACCGTGTTCTGGTGGGTGTCGTCTGGAACAGCGCTTCGCAAACGCTGGAAGACCATCACGAGGCGCGCCGGCCTTGGAGACGGACGCGACGTTCAGTTCCACGCTCTGCGTCGGTCGACGGCGTCGCACCTCGCAGCGGCCGGCTTCGACGCCACGGCATTTCTCGGCCACTCGTCCGACCGCATCACTCGGCGTAGCTACCTAGATCCTCGCGTGGTCGATGCTCATCGCCCGAAGGCGTGGCAGGCCATGCCGCGAATATTCAAGCCTGATGACCACGAGCCGCCGGCTCGCACTGCGTGAGCCAGTAGCGTCCCCGGACGGGTCCGGAGTTGCGATCCCCCGCGTCCATCCTTGCGGGTTGTGCCGGCCAAGGCCAGACTGCCGCCATGCGGATCGACACCGACGACTACGTGACCTGCACCCACGCCGCCGAGCT